GACGGAAAATACGTCCGCCTACAAAAGCAGGTGATGTCCATCTAGGTGTCGCAAGAACACTACCTCGTCCAGTGAACTCTGCCTTCGCAAGGGTTCCAATGTCGGATTTCAAGGGTGCCACGAAAGTTCTGGACTTTTTCTCGGGATCTGTTGTGAAGGTTGCAGAAACACGAGCAAGACGAGTAATATCAGAAGGTTGAGTTGGAAGGACAGGCATTTATGTATTCGTGAGAATAGAAGAAGCTGTGCGATGTAAAACGGATAAAAGAAGTTCAACGCAAGAGGTAAGTATGGAGCTACACCCTGAAGTTAAACCGGTCTTCCGAAATGAAGTGTTGGAAATGGGAAAACAAACAAGAATTACACGTCCGTATTTCACCAAGTATGAATACACAACCTTGATTGCTACGCGAGCACAACAACTCGCAGAAGGTGCTAAACCCTTGGTGGATCTAAAAGGACTCAAAACATCCGACCCCATGTTTCTGTGGACGGTTGCTAAGATGGAAATTGCAGAGAGAAAGTTACCGTATATTATTCGACGACAACTCCCGAACAATACCTCCGAATTCTGGAGTGTTCAAGAGATGGAAACCATTTGGTGATTACTTTACTGCGATGGCGACTACAAGTGCTAAAATCATAAAAATTAATCCTTCATTCCATCCGTGGGCAGCAGTAAATGGATACAGAATCGGTCCAAACATATTAGCAAATCCACCACCGATGGTATGAATTAACGCAATCACTACAATAATTGTCAATAACCACTTTTTAAATGTACTCATTACTTATTCGCCTGAAAGTTTTGCCAAGTCTTCGGTAGAGGGTGGAAATAACAGCAAAGGAGGACCTTGTTCAGGTGGATTCATCATTTGAGGAGGATCGTGGGTCAGGATCTTCATCGCCATGGACAAATCAATCGATTCAGAAGGAGTGAAACGAGCACTCACCTTTGCCACGTCTGAGTCAATTTTTTGCTGAAGACGATTAGGAACAAACGTGATATAGGCAAACGCCAACACGATTGCAATTACCAAAAGAATCAGGAGCCACTGTCTGGGAAACTTCATTGTTCTTCGGGCAGATAAGAAAAACGGAAACTAGGGAGTCAAGACAAGAAGAGGCACAATGGATTTCCCAATACCGATTAGATGTTATACATGCAATCTCCCTCTCGCTGGCAAATGGAAGACGTTTCTTGCGCTCGTTTCCAAATATCGTAAACAAGATGGACGTTCTGAAAAAGATGAATTAGTATACCTTTCGAAGACGACTACCGTCACTGCCGAAGGTAGGGCGATGAACGATTTGAATCTTACTCGCGAATGCTGTCGTAGGCACATGTTTACCCATCCGGGTGTATAAACACTTGTCGCAATACGACTCATTCTTCGAAAACTCAGAGCAAGTGTCTTCTGGACACAACCAGAGTTTAGGAATTCGAATCTTCAGTTTCACGCCCTCCATTCTTTTTTTACCTAGAAGATAAGAGTAAATGTCCTCCTATAGTGAATACCTTGGACGCATGAAACAACGAATGGTGACCATTACGGATACACGACCTCATCGCGATGCGGGTCATCAAACAGAGATTGTCAGACGTCTTGCTGCCTCTGGAAACCTAGAAACACGTGTGGCTTCCACTGCATGCGCAGTTGTCTTGAATGCTCCTTCTACCCGCAGTGCTGCAGGATATCTTCATGGAGGTGGACACACTGTTCAAGATGCACCCATGTATACAGAGTTTACAGCAGGACAAGCAGTAGCAAAGTCATCAACCCGCGCAAATGCTAAGGCATCACAGATCACAAATACGATGCCTTGCTTATCTTCAACTCAACTTCCCGAAATAAACGATAAACTCAGTGCAGATGCTGAATTGTCCAAGATTTATGCGGCACGTCAGATGTTTGGAAATGGATACACAAACAACTGTTGCCCGACCTGTAAGAAGGTTGTACTTGCAAGTGGATGTAACTGCCGTCTTACGGTTGCTCAATCCTCTGCGTTGAAGAGCACAATTAACTGGCCACATACGGCAGATCGTAACGCTTAAACATCTATGTCTGAATGTAATCATGTTGACCGTATATACTTACAAGGTCCCCAAACCTACTGGTTGTTTTGATTTATCCATTATTCCACTTGATGAATGGATGGACACTGTCTTAGATTTAGTAGCACATCAGACAGAAGGCACACTATGGTTTGGGTATTTAGATGGATGGATGTTGACTCCACATGAAGAAGTTGTTTTACGAAAAGCAATTCGTAAGTTTAAGTGTATTGTTGTCTCTCAGTTTCCTCTAGCATTCTCTCAAGCGTGGAAAAATGAAATTGATTACGTGTATACAGATCCACAACACAATGGAATCCCCAACACTCACAACGATGGTCGTTCTCTACACAATGGGAGTACGTCTGAATACGGATGTACTGGCACACACACTTCCCCTAACAAAGTCAGTGATCAAGGTAGAAAAGCAAGGAGTCGTTAAACGTGGTTCATCCAAACGTGATCTTATTAAACGAAGAACTAAAACTACACCTCCCAAGCGTACAACTGGATTTGGACATAATTCAATTACCGTTGTTCTCTTATCGGATGGAGATGGCACCTTTCCTTCTAAAGAAATCACTGTCAAAATCTTTCAAAATGGGGTCTTTCATATCACAGGTGTATTGGATGAAGCGTATGACCGTGATGTGACGACTCATTTGAAACGTCAAATCATGGAACATTGTTCAGAAGCAATTCTTTCAGGTGAATGGACTGATTCACGTAGAGTAGTTCTCATGAACTACAAGACTAAATTGATTGGAACCTCAAATCTTTCAAGAGATACGTTGTATGCTTCACTCAGAAGTAAAGGTGTTACAACGATCTACGAACCTGCAGTGTATCCTGCTGTCAAGATCTACTTTCCGAATACTAAATGGATCGCAAAAGTCTTTAGAACTGGTAATATCATTTTGACAGGAATGACAGACGCCTCCGAGTGCGACGCTTTGGTTTCACAACTCTCGGTTGCGATTTCCTAGATCCACCGGATGTCTGAAGTTTTTCAATGATTTCATCAATGTCTCCTGCATCCACACTACATTTCATAGAATTGTTTCGACATTCACCAAAATCAATCAATCTTGCAACCTCTCCATCATACACAACATTCCCTTCATGAACATCCGTGTGGATAATGTTTTTGTTCATAGACTCTACCTGACCTTTTAATACTTTAAGCGCTTCAATGACTTTTGGAATCATCTCGTGATTTCGCACAATCTTTGGAGATGAAATGTATCCCTGAACAACATCATGTAGTTTTTCTGGAGTATCAATGACCTCATTTGTATAGAAAAGTTCAAAGAGTGATTGTCCACCTTTTGGAGAAAAGATGGCATGTCGTCCATCTTTAAGAGTACATTGAGATTCAGGATAGATCATACCTTCTGGTTTCTTCTCTCGTAATTGACCTGTTAAAAGCCATTCTCTTCGAGCTTTAAAAGTGACTCCAATGTCAAATACTTTCATGACATATCCGTCTTTCCATTCACATCCTTTTGGAAGTTGTTTTTCAATTGGATCAGGTTTAGTATATACGCTTGCAAATGAACCTTGTCCAATAACGACACCCCCTCTTCGGGTTCTGCGTTTCATTGTATTAGACGCAATTAAATATTAAAGGTAATGGCAGCTCGTGAACTAACTCCTAGAGAGGTTGAAGCAGGAAGACGTGGAATTAACGATGAAGATTTGAGTGCAACGCAAATTCAAGCATTGGTGCGTACAATGGACGCATCTAAAGAAAAATGGTCTCATCTCAAGTCGAACAAACTAGCGTATGAAGAGAAACTTCAAGACGAAAACAAGATCTTGTATTTCAACTATCCTTCTCTATTTCAAATGCATGCAGAAGATCGATTAGATCAAACCTTTTTTGAAATGCTTACACTCAAGCGAAAGATTGAAAAAGGTGAAATCACTCCTGAACAAGCAACTCAGATTGTTGGGGCAAAGTTGTCTCAACGATTTGTTCCAGGTCTTTCTCCTCAGGATCAACCACAGGCACCGTCACTGTCGTATGCAGAGTATTACAGGCAGACTCGGTAGAGGTCCAAACTTCATGATCCTCTGTGCTCTTGTAGACTAGGAAGAAGTAGGCACGCAACTGTTCCCATGTACAATCTGACAAAGCATAACATCTCATACGACTTAATTTGAGTGAATCCAAGATTCTACATAAGTCTTCTTTGGACATTCCGTTTTCCAAGACTAAAAAGTCATTCTCAGGGTTTGCATAGAGTTCACGAATGGACTCAATGCATTCCATCAAACACTTATACCCCAAAATACAATACTGCTTCTTAAAATTCAAGTTAATCAATGAATTACAGTATTTGTTTGTGAAGTTTTCACGTTTCCACATCGGAAGTGCCCACCAATTAGGTGTAGGTTCTTCAAAAGCATTCCTTTTACGCATCGCATCATCAATCTTGTATTCTGCATACGCTTGTGGAACAATAAACTGAGGACCTAGTCGATTGATTTCTGAATTTCGAATCAGTGAAAAGTTATTCCATCCGTCATTCATGTATTGAATGTATGCTAACTTGTGAACACGTGCCATTTTGGTCTTCACTGCAGTTCGTAGAAGCAATTCCTGATCATCACAGATTGGCAAAAACTCAGAATAGTTTCCAAGTTCATGTAGGGTTGTTCTCCTCCAAATACGTGGGTGATTTGGAACGCCTACAATGTGTGACAATGTGTAGTTATTGATATTGGGTGTTGAAATCACATTGACCCATGTTCCATTGTATTTTTGACAGTAGTATCCAGCATATCCTAGTCCAAAATGATCACCATAGGAATGAGTATTTCCGTTCTCATATAAATGTGCTGTGTCCATGTAGACAAATCCTACTTCTGGATCCTTCTCAAAGACCTGATTAGCATCTAAAAGACAGTCTTGAAGAATCTCATCATCGTGATCTAATTCAAGGATATACTTACCTCTGCAAAGAGACGCTGCTTCATTCTTCACATTGCCAATGTTACCGCTATTTTCAGATCTACGATAGAGACGAATACGTGGATCTTCTTTTGCAAGACCCCTTAGAAACTCGAAGTGTTTATCATCCGGTGAGTCATCCACTACAATCCATTCCCAATCTTGGAGTGATTGTGCTTTTAAACTATTGTAAGGTCGATGGAACTTTGCATACGAATTATAGCAAGTTGTGAAGATTGAAAAAATAGGACGAGTCACTGAGTGTGGAAGCAAACAGTTGTGAATGTAACAGAAGTTCACACCGCGATTGAATGCATCCAAATCCTTGATGTTTTCGTAAAAGTGAAGCCATCGTAGACGCATTCGGTTCACAAGATTTCCCATACGTCCGTAATACTCGGTTTCAGACTTACCATAGGTCACAATCAAATGATAATTGGAATCAAAGAGTTTCAATACATCCTTAGGATCTGAAGTTGGATTGATTGTACAGTTGAGTTTCTCTTTGTTTTCAGACAAAAAGGTATCAATTTCTGAATACGATTCATCTCGAAAGAATAGAATGTTTGGATACTTCATACTTCTCTATGTGGTTTTACTCCTTAAATTCTGTTCGCAGTTCCATCAAGAGTTTTCCAGTGACATTCTTGCCAGGCCATTTCGATGGATCGTTTGCTTTAGCAGTATCTGCCGAAGTTCCGATTCCCCAATACTTATCACGTGCAGACGCTTCTCCAACAGGTCGTGTTCCAGTCTCTAGAAGTTTAGTTTTTAGATCAGGATGTTGAATGAACTTTGCTTTGAGTGCCATTCGCATAATACCGTCTTTCTTCGAATTCCACTCTTCTTCTACAAAATCCTTGACTTTCTTACCTAATGCTTTGACTGCTTTAGGAGATGGAGTCTTCAATATCTTTGCTGCAGTCGCACCATCACCAAATGCCTTCGCTTTTGACCATTGAAAGTAATGTTCAACGGTTGGGAATGTAATTGAATCAATCTGAAAGGGCGCTTCATACATGTTTGACAGAATTCTCCATTCACCCTTTCCTTCATCTGCTCCTAAGAACAACACTGGTTCACTTCCAGGTTCCGCCTTTTTAATGATTCGTTTCTTAACGGGTTTCTTTGCAGTGTCAGGTTCACTTCGTTCCTCCTTGGATTCCTCCTTGGATTCCTCCTTGGATTCCTCGATGACAGGAATCGTGACTTCCTGCTTTTCAGTGACTTTAGGTTTATCGGACTTCTTGAATACGAAACTGCGATGTAGGAAACTGAATGCCTGATGTTCTAGAGAGAACAACACTTGGTTTTGTTCTGCGTAGTGATCGGAGAACAGTTTTGTCTCAACTAATTCATATCCTGCTTCTTCTAAACGTTGAGTGAGTTTCGCAAAGGGGACCAAGTATTCCTTTTGAGGTTGTTCGAAACTTTCTAAGTGGACTGAAATTGCCTGACCAAACTCTTCAGTCCATCCAACTCCATCATCATATTGCTTAACAAACTCTCCAAAGACTTTTCGACCTACTCTGAACATATGACTCTGTTTTCCCAATAACAATGCGTAGACCGATGCTCCATCCAAACAGGTTCCAAAGAAACTACGCTTACCGTGAGTCTCAAGATTTGCAGCAAAGGTTTTGAATGTCTCTTCAGATTCGCACGCATAATGAATCGCAAACTGACACGAAATAGCATCAAACTCGGTATGTCCTGCAAACTGTCTCAAATACGGAGTTGTAGGCGGTTGAGTTCCTGCTACAATATTTGCGTACACATTGTCTCCTTGAAAGAGTGGTTGAGTCATGTCTCCTTGAAAGTACAGAACTGGAGGCAGATAGTCTTTTGGAAATTTAAGTTTTTCTTTGACATATCGAACACATGCTCCTTGTCGTGGAGAGATCAAATTGGATAATGAAGAATCAATGCCTACGACTAACGAGGGTTTAGAATGTTTCCATTTCTTTAAATCTCCTCCACGTCCAACAGCAAGTTCAAGCAAGGAATCACCTGGTTTGACTGTGGATGTATACAATGCTTCTTTGATACGATTGTGAAATCCGTAGACGTCTTTGAGAATACGATCTCGAGACTCCAACTCGTCACGATAATACAAATCATCTTCAAACGTTGCATCGGGTGGATTACTAACAACTGTTCGAATCATCTCTTCCGTAATCGGAACATGAATGTTTGTCCAAATGGAATCAGCAACAGAAATATCATTTCCAAATTGTGGTTTACCCAAGACTCGGTATTGATACGTCTTGTCATAACGAGTTCGCATAATGATCCAACGATCTTTGTCCGTATCGTAGGCACACTCAATGATTGTATTGTCTTCAATACGATGACCTTCCTGATCTACAGGAACTCCCTTTTCATTCAGAGGAAGTGAAATGATATGTGCGTCTGGCGCTTTAGGGACCATAGGTTGAAAGGGTGAAGGAATACGAGTTTGACCACGATATTCAGCAGGAAGTTCAGGAGGAACGTATTCGCCCGTCATAGTTTCACATGGATGAACGACTACATCGGATCCACGTGAGACATACAAAGTTCCTTTGAGTACACGTTTCTCCAAGACAGTGTCAAAACTCTCACCTGGTTTGAATTTGACAAGGAAATCAATACTGTTATGCGAAGCAGGTTTCCATTTGTAGACACTGGACCACGTATTTCCCTTCGGACTTGGAACTGACATCGTTTTAGGAGTAAAGACAAGTCCATCAATGGGATATTCAAATTTAGTATCCAAAATCGTTCGAATTGCTTTTTCCATCTCAGGTCCTTCACCTGAAAGGAAGAGTTTAGTTTCAATACGAAAGGGTTTTGGAGTGGGTAATGCTATGAAGTCAGTGGATAATTGAGTGACAAATTCACGAGCGTGTCCTAGACGAGAAGGTCCATCATCTCGTAGCAAAGGAAGACGACGTACATCCGATCCTCTGAACTTGTAGACATCAAAGATGAAGAAGGTGTTTCGGTCTGCAAGGTATTCACCGTCAATCACATCATTCATATGGACTTTATCTTTGGCAGTCAACCCTGTCCAAGTGACAATTGAACTGGGTGTGATTCTCATCACGCGTAGATCACGCATCACAACTAAGAAACAACGTTCACCGTCTGCCTTGTTTGTAACCGTGTATCCTGATAGAATATTGTTTGCACGGTCAGTTTGAAGATGTTGACGTTCTAAGGTCACAGGACTTAAGAACGGAAGTTTCAGATTCGAAAACTCCATCTTATAACTTTCCATCTCTGAGTTGGTCAGTAGAAAGGGTGACCCTTGAAAGGCAGCAAGAATGGGTGTGATATGTTTAATCATTGAATTCACCACTGCATCGGGTGTCTTTGTTCGATCCAAGACTTCCAATTCAAGTTCATAATTTGGAGTCTGTTTCAAGATATCACTGAATGTCTTAGTCTCTTTAGTCTTGGATTTGCTTTGTGAAAAGTCATATCGAACTAGACCATCAATGCTTGTCCAAGACTTGCGATGAAGAATACGAATGTGTGATGCTGAATCCATTGGCGCTCCTGAAAAGTCCTTGCGAAGAGTCTCTTCATGTCGTAATGTGAAGCGAATGGATCCATCCGGTAAATCAATCATATCCGACTTTCCTGTAATTGCTGAAACGACTTCAAAGTAACGACGTTTTCGTTCAACTACAAGAGGAACTCCTCTAAAACTACCGGTTGTACATACTTTGTGAATGTTCTCTGCTCCAACCACTACAACTCTCAGATCATCTGGATATGAAAAGGTAGCGCGATGCTCTTCAATCGGGGGTCCACGTGAATACAATTGGATCGATGCAATAATACGATCTGCAACATCCTTTGTGTGAATTTTGGTAGGAAGAATCTTGCATTCAAGTTCTGCATGTGTATCCTTTTTCACTAACGAAGCAAACTCCTTCAGAGTGTTTCGTGCGTTTGGAGGAATAATAGACTCCATTTGCCTTATCTTTAAGAGTGAATGATTTATGTCCATTTTGACAAGGCCTCTGTATAAAGGACTTGGCAGAATAGCAACGGGTTGTTTCGATCAACCGACCTACTGGTTATGAGCCAATCGCGCTTCCTCTGCGCCACGTTGCTTAGGTTAACGGGTTTCATATGCCTTACGTTCAATTGCGTCTGATTCCATCCTCTTATGCTGATCGAGGTAAAAAGCGATCATCTTTTCGATTTCAAGAATACAGGCATCAGGAAGAACGTCTGACGATACGAGAACACCCGTTTGTGTTTTTGTAAAAGTGGTAGTATATTGGTTGATAATCTTAAAAATCTGTGCATGTTCATTGGCATCAAGAAGTTCAAGTTGTTCCTTCACTTTTTCCTTCCGACTTCGATTCATTTGTACTTGGCGCAACAGTACGAATCAACTTCTTCCTACGCGATTCACCTGAGGGTTTGGTTTTTTCAACGTCTACAGTGACTGTGCGTTGATTTGAATCCTCTTTGGATACAGGAGCAGCAATCACCTGTTGTGGTTCAGATTCAGCGTTTTCAGTTTGAATTGCTGGACGAATCACTTCTCGTAGTTTTCCAAGAACGATAATTGTTTTATCTCCTTGTTGAAACCGAGTTCCAACGACATCAAATTCAATTGTCTGACCAATTTCAGCACCATCAAAGTCTGGGTTTCCGATGTGCAAATCACGAGGAAGCAATACTTTGATAGGCGAGGTCTCAGCATGAAGACCAATCTTGCTTTTCAGGACAACTGGAGCACGAAACACTTGTCCAATATGAGGAAGACAAACATCTGCTTGGAATCGAACACTGTAATCTAATCCGCCTTTCAGAATGTTCGTGCGACCCAATGAGTAATCCGCAATCGTGATACTACGTGGTTGAACATACCCTTCAGAAAGACAGACGCCTTCATATTTATGACGTAATTGGTCTACTAAACTTGCATGAATATTGCGTTGAAGGAATCTGGCATGAATGTGAACTGAACGAGTCAATTCCCGACGTTCATAAAGTGTCTCCATTATGCCTTCTTGATTTTAGACTGGAGACTTTTCGTTTTATGCCAACGAACGTTTAAGCTTCTTTTTAACGTCAGGTAAGTTCAAGACCTTGATTTCTTCAGGGGTATACCATGCGCAGTGATGCTGTTCACGAGCAAGAAGTTCAGCATAGGTACAGAACGAATCACCTGTCAAATCTTTGGGAACTCCTACTTTATTGACATCTAGAAACTTGACAACTTCCTTCATACGTCCAATTGAATTCTTACCTGTTTTGCATACGACTAGACTGTTGCTAGTGCGAACTGGAATGTTTTCTTTGTCTTCCGATGGAGTCAATGTAAACAATCCATTAGGAGCCATGGAGGCAATGATCTTAGTCTTGTCTTTCACATACCGACTGACTAAGGTTTCCTTCCATTCATTGTATCGTGTCAAGTCTTCACCCACTAACTCCATATCGTCTCCAGTGACCCAAATGTCAGTATCAGGAATCTTTAGACGATCAGCAAACGGTAAGTTTGGATTTGTCTTTAAGAATTCCTTCTTCTCTGCGGGTGTAAAGACATGATCAAAGATATACCCATTTCTGACTTCCTTTGAAAATCGCGTATCCGCATTTCCAGGGAATTTGTAGGCATCTCGTTTAATGTCCAATGTATTGGATTCAACTTGAGGAGTCTCTTCTACAGGTGTAGGAGTAGGTAACATTAATTCAAACGTCTTTGAAGGTTGAGTGGTTCGTTCAATCAGTGTTCGGTTTGGTACATCCAACGGTGCCAACGCATACAAATCTCCTTTGGATTCAAGAACACTTGGGCGACCGAAGGAATCTGCAAATCGGAACGAACTTGAGATGGCTTGTTGCAAGATGTAGATCACCACCTCACGACTAAATGGATGTAACGCTGTAAATAACTGTTCACGATCCCAAATGGATTTGTCAATAAATAACTTTCCAACCTTTGCAAGAATCTCATCACGTGAATCTAGATAACTTGAAAGAGGACGAACATGATCTGGGTCTTGAACACTCGGTGTAATCTTACATTGTTCAACTTCAGGGGATTCATCAAAGGTAGGTGCCAACATTCCCTTGAGTGGATATGAAACTTCTTGATGTCCTTCATCGCGAATTTGAGGAACTACTAATTCTTTCCAATCAGAAGGAAGTGATAATTGAATAGGACAATCCATTGCGGATTCAGCAATCAGTTTGCGAACTTTAGCAATTCGTATTCCTTTGACTTCAACTTTAGTTCGGTATGTGTATTCATCAAACGTTTCTCGTGTGTCTTCTGTACGAATAACATGAAGATAGACTGTACAATTCTGTTCTTTGGTAACCAAATCTTGATGACTACAGGTTCGTAACGCACGTCCAACAACTTGCTCAATTCGACTCATGTTCCACCAAGGATCCAAAATGTGAACTTGACGAATGAACCTAAAGTCAATACCTTCTGCTGCTAAAGGACTGGTGACTACAATTTTGATATTCTTTCCAGAAACGTTCGATCGATTCTTGACAACGGATAACATTGCTGAGATTTCAGCATCCGATGCATTGGATGAAAGCAAAATGTATTTGCCTTTAGGTGTTCCTGTATAACTAGATTTTACAAGCAATGTATTTCCCGAATGAGGAGCGTATCCGTGTTCTTCCAATGCCATTGCAAATGGTAATGCTCCACGTTCAACGTAATTGGAATAGACTAAACAAACTCCACTGGATTGTTCGATAGATTTCAAGACCGTGACGAATTTACCTGCATACTGAGGTAACAGTGCGGGTGTCAGGAAAGGTGTGTCTACATACGAATATTGGTTTTTAGTTTGGTTAAATACTTCCTTGAATTTCTTGTTCTTTGGAAACACAGTTATGGTAGGCGCAATCATTGCTTGACGTTTTGTATCGTCCTCTTCATGTTTCGATGAACGAAGCACTTCTTGTTGAAGTCCACTTGCTTGAGACGCAACTAATGTTAAATACTTGATACGATCTTGGTCTGCGATTGTAGCGCCATTGAATCCTTTTATTACAGCAGTAGGACATGCAATCACAGGTGGAGGAAGACGGAATGGAAACGTGAATGGACTTTCACCTCGTACATAGGATACGTAATCTTGACACCATTGCCGAAACTTACCTTCCGATTCAACTTTAAGTTCAGCATCGGTTGTGAAAAAATCAGATGCTTTCAGTGTCTTTTTGAAAGACTGTTTGCGATCATTCCATAAAAAGAGATTCATGTAAA